ACAGCGTGTACCAACGGACGTGACGAGAGCTATGACCGTAAGTTTGTGGCATCACTCAACGATGCAGAACTACGCTTTCTTGTACTGCATGAGGTGTATCATAAACTGTTCAAGCATCTGCATATCTGGCGGCATCTGTATGACGAGAACCCAGACCTAGCCAACAAAGCGAATGACTACGTTATCAACATCAAGATCGCAGACGACAACGAGGATGGGTTCGCAACCATGACAGGCGTACTTGCACAAGGCTGTCTCGACGAGCGGTTCCGTGGCATGGACAGCGCACAGGTATACAACTTGCTGCGTGATGAACAAGGTGACGATCCCCAGGGGAACGTAGGTAGTGATTCACTACCTAATGGTCAGCAACCATTCGACGAACATGATTGGGATGGTGCGCAAGAACTAACAGCCGACGAGCAGCGTGAACTGGCACGTGAGTTGGACGAGGCTATCCGTCAGGGTGCGTTGGTCGCAGGTAAGTTGGGCAGCGGTGGTGATCGTGACCTAGAAGAATTGCTACAGCCACAGATCGATTGGCGCGAAGCGTTGCGTGAGTTCATCCAAGACACATGCGCAGGGTCAGACTACAGCACGTATCGCAAACCAAATCGCAGATACTTGTCGTCAGGTATCTACATGCCAAGCGGTGTGACCGAGCAGGTCGGCGAGTTGATCGTTGCTATCGACACATCAGGTTCGATTGGCAGTCGTGAGTTGTCGGTGTTCTTGTCTGAGATCAAAGAAATCTGTGACACGGTACATCCCGACGGGATACGTCTACTATACTGGGACACACAGATATGTCGTGACGAAAAGTACAACACCGACGAACTGGATCAGCTAGTAACATCAACCAAACCTGCGGGTGGTGGTGGCACGGACGTGACATGCGTCACCGATTACATTCGGGATCACAACATCAATGCGCAAGCTGCGATTGTCCTAACCGATGGTTACTTGTTCGGCGGTTGGGGTCAGTGGACTATGCCTGTACTCTGGACAATCTTGGACAACGACAGAGCCAAACCAGACTGCGGCAAGACAGTGAATATAAAATCAAGAGACCTATAAGGAGAAGAACTATGAGTGAGTTTTTGGGTACGACAATCGGCATCTTAATGATGATCGTATTTTTCATCATCTGGCTAACACATGTGGTTGTGTGTTTCGCCGCAGGAGCATGGGGCTTCCTTATCGCGGGTGCATTGTTCCCGCCGATTGGGGTCGTTCACGGCATTTTAATCTGGCTTGGTATGCCGTTCGTATAAGGAGATAACAATGGCACTAACACATACAAACTTTTCCTCTTTCAAAGAGGTAGTGAATCACTACAACAGTATCAAACCACTTGTGTCTCAATACCACACACGTGAGGACGACATCAGACCTATCGGGGATCGTAACCGTAAGTGGGAGCGGATCGTCAAGGTCAGCAACAACTGCTATGCACTGAGCGATGGGTATCACTACGGTGACGACAAGTTCTATCCGTATCATATTACCGAGACCGAATATGTGAACGGTAATTGGAAAGTTACTCCTCGTTTAGATCACCTTGGATCAATGCGTAGATATGCACCGATTGTATGGAGCCGAAACCAATTCGGTATCGAAAAGGTCGAGATCAGAAACGTGACAGGTAACGACAGCGGATACTCTATCCAACGCTATGACTTCATAGATAGGCATCTGCCACAGGGTATGAGTTTCATACGTGGTAACAACGCACGTCAATACATCTCTCTGGGTGGTATACATAATGGCGACAAGCATTTCTTGGCTAAGGGCAAGACAGTACCACGCAAAGTATGGGAAGCTACCAAGGACAGTAAGAACAGATGGGATACGTGGAAACAGGTGCGCAACGACAACGCTACACTTGTATTCACACGTGACAGTCGTGACCACGGTAATTGGCAGCGTGACTGGTCAACAGGTGCGAAGGAACCGTCTAACCCCAAGGTCAACAAGGAGTTGAAGGCTAAGTTCAAAGACGCAATGGACAAGTTGTTTGAGTGGGGTATGACTATGTCACCGCTCTTGCCACTAGAAGATAACGATTATCGGTATGAGAAGATGCGGGAGATCGCGGAGTACTTCCATCCGAACGTGCGGTACGAGGCTTGGAAACCTGAGTTCACACATCAGATACTACGTGACGAGAACCACCCGATGCGACTAAACTATTGGGTAATGTTCGCAGCCGAATGCACCGATGGGTGGGGTTGGAACCCAAAGCACTTGGTAAAACATGTTGAGACAAAAGATGATCTGCGAAGAATACGTGCGAGATACAATTCGTACATGAACAACAACGCAGGCTTTATGACAAAAAAGTAGTGAATCACTACACAAATGGAGAACAGTAATGAATATTGTATTAGAACAAGTGAGCAAAATCGAAGCGTCTACAGAAACCTGCTCAAAACCGATTGGGCTAGACGACTTCCAGTATGAGGTCGGCAAGAAGCTGAAGGGTATCAAGTTCAAGGAACGCAATCAGAATACTTTGTGGGCGTATCGTGAGGGCGAAAGCTATGCGATGGGTTACATTGGCTTTGGTGACTTCCGTGCGGGTGGTGATGGAGAACATCTTTACACAGTGTGGTCGCCGAACATAATCAACAACAGGTATGGACATGGGTCACAGATGCACATGGCACAGGCCAAGCAACTGAAGAAAGGTGTGTCAAACGCACTGAAGTATCTGCGCCCACTGAGTGTCAAACAGGTGGCTAGTATATCGACTAAGAGTTGCAGACACAAAGTATCTGAGGTCATAGGTGAGGCGAGAACACAATTCACCCACGCCGCTGCACACATTACACACAACTTTCTCATCCTTGATCCACGTCGAGGCGATGAGAATGCGCTACAGCAAGAACTGCAACACCTAGTGGAGATAGGCCATGAGTTCTTAGACAAAGAACTTGGTGATAAGCTGCATACTTTATTCAACAACCTGAAAGAGTATGTTCTGTCGCACGAAAACAACAGCAACGTGTTCACGTTTGTCGAGGCTACCAAGACAATCACAGGTCGGCAGGTGTTCCGTGTTGCTACGAATGTAGATACGAGTTTCACATATGGCTTTGATGTACCACAGGAAAACATCTCTGTGTATTCACAGGAAGAACTGCCCGAAGAGCTGGCAGGTAAGCTGTCTGTACTTTCGATGATTGATCCTGACAACTACGTCGAAGGCGTTGGCTACCGCGCAGCGGCTAATGTATTTTATCTGCGATAAAAAGGTTGACACCACGTGAGTGTAGGTGATAACAAGATATACCGCGTTATGATACATCCTACTAAAAAAGATGTAGATATATTATGTTTTGGTCTCGAAGCTGTTGACGCGACAGCTTTGGGTCACTACATGAATATGACTGATACACCTACGTGGATACAAGAGAGGATCGCTGTGCTAATGATGACTAACGATACACCACCGACAGAACCAGTCGAAGGCGTTGGTCATCGTATAGATGCGAATACCTTTTGGGTATACCACGATTAGGGTAGTGAATCACTACAGTGGGGCGGTACGCCGCCTCATTGATACCAGTTACAATGGAGAATAAGAATGGGTTATACTGAAGAAGGTATAGGTTATCAAAGCAGGGACACCAGTCTCGCTGCTGCCGAAGAAAACATAGATAAAAAAGTTAGTCTGCGTGAACAAGTTTATAAACTTTTATTACAATCAGCCGTACCTCTCAGTGCGGATCAGATAGCAGAGCAATTGGGTAGGTCGTTCATTAGTGTTCGCCCCCGCGTGACTGAATTGTCAAATGCTTTGCGTGTAGAGGACAGCGGTAAGCGCGGCAAAACTCAGTGGGGTAAGTCGTGCATACTCTGGCAAGTGCGGGGTAAAAATGACGCCAGAAGCTAAAGTAAAAAAGAAAGTGGTTGCCGTGCTAAAGCAGCATGACGCTTATTTCTTTTATCCAGTGACAGGTGGGTATGGGCGCAGTGGTGTGCCTGATATAATCGCGTGTCACGATGGGCGTTTCATCGGCATCGAATGCAAAGCAGGAACTAACAAACCTACGCCACTACAAGAAAAGAACTTGTCAGATATTCAAGCAGCAGGTGGCGTTGCACTTGTTATCAATGAAGATAATATAGATTTGGTGAAAGCGTTGTTCGATGGAGAATAATATACCAGAAGAACTAGCCCTGTTTCTAAATGAGATGGGGCTAGTTGAAGAACGTGAAGAACACATCGCCACACGAGAAGAATATGCCGTGTGGTTGCCAACATATGAAGGAGAGGAGCCACCGTTCTGATGGACAAAGAAGAGGCAATGGGTATGCAGATGCGCGCACTTGCAAAGTTCGACAAGATGAAGCGACCAGAGCTAAAGAACTTGGCATACAACGAGCAAGCCGCGATCAACGCCGCAAAAGGTGGGCGACCACAATACGGTGAGACCTACGAAGAATATAAAAAGCGTAAAGGTTTAAAATGATCGTGTGGGCGGCTGTGCTTGTGATCGGGTTATAGCGGGTCTGATACAACCAACAAAAACTGTCGTGATGTTTCAGAAACCGCCCACGGCGATACAATATAAAAACAGATTGTGGAGAGCAACCGAGAATGGAGTTTTTTACAGTTTTTTATTTAGAATATGCAATCAAAGGTAGGGAGATACAAACCTACATAACGCTGCCCAGTTCCGAAGCGTGTCAGATATTTATACGCGACAACGAGGACATGGAAAAGTACATGTTTGCAGACGGTGATGTTAATATGTGGTGCCTAGATACAGGTGTCATGTCCGAATCAATCAGACCTAAACTTAGACCAGAGGGAGAACAATGGGAGACGAGCAGCTAAATCCACAGCAGAGAGCGTACTTGCGCTTTCTAAGAAATGAGGTGGACAAGTACGAGCGTGAAGCAAACCGTACCGACTACCACCCGAACGTGCAGCAAGATTTATTTAGGGCGAGAAAAGAACTAAAAGAATATCGCCTAAAACTACAACGCAATGGAGTAAAGATATGAGTGAGAAAGAACAGCGGGTATGGCAGTATCTGTTAGCCAACCGTGGGCATACGTATTCGAAAGTAGCCCAAGCCTGTGATGTAGAAGAAGAATTTGTCAAACGTATGATAGACCGTATCGGGTCAGAAAACTGGCGCGAAGAAGTCGGAAACCCACACGTGGTGGATAGAGCAGCGGTACTAGACACAGCTAAAGAATACGTCACAAAAGATCGTGCAGCAGACCACGGCGACATGGAAGATAATTTTCTTACTATCGCAGCGTATTGGAACACGCACCTTGGGATCGACTTCATTGAACCACAAGATGTTGCTGTGATGATGACCCTGCTGAAGATTGCGCGGATCAGACAGAACGAGAAGCACCTTGATAACTGGATAGATGGCTGTGGGTACATGGCTTGCGGCGGCGAGATCGTGAGTAAGTAATGGACGTATATACGCTAGACTTTGAAACCTACTACGCCCAAGATTATTCGTTGTCCAAGATGACAACCGAGGAGTATGTGCGCGACAAACGGTTCGAGGTTATCGGGCTTGCGATCAAGAAAAACGA